AAGAATGACATCTACATCAACTGCATACTTTGTAGGTGAGTCAGGCGCACCAACAGAAAGTCAGCAAGCTTTCGACCAAGTGAACATGACACCAAAGACAATTGGTGCTTTTGTTGACTACTCAAGAAGATTGTTACTTCAGTCATCTATAGACGTTGAGACAATGATTAGAGATGACATTGCGAAGGTTATTGCTACTAAGCTTGATAACGCAGCTATCTATGGTTCTGGTAGTTCTAACGAGCCACTAGGTATCAAAGATACAACTGGTGTAGGTACATCAACAATTACTAACTTTGGTACTTTTGAGGAGTACATAGCACTAGAAACAGATGTTGCAGCAGCAAACGCTGATGTAGCTAATATGTTCTACCTAATCAATGCTTCTGCTAGAGGTGCTTTAAAGTCAACAGAGAAAGCTACAAACACTGCTCAGTTTGTGTTTGAGAACAATGAAATTAACGGCTATCCAGCTATTGTTTCTAATCAACTTGCAAACAACGATGTACTCTTTGGAGACTTCTCACAGTTTGTAATTGGTATGTGGTCTGGTTTAGATCTAACAGTAGATCCATATGCAAACGCAACAAGCGGTAGTGTAAGAATTATTGCATTACAGGATGTTGACTTTG